CTTGCTCGGCATTGGCATTGATAATAAATTGTATGTTTTACGAGAATATCGACATGAAGCGGGAGCAGAATTATCACGAAGCAAAACAGATGTCCAATATGCCGAAGATTTCGTGAATTGGCTTGGCGATATAAAACCAGAATGGATATTCATTGATCCGTCGGCAAAGTCATTTCGATTGGCTTTATGGCAAATGAGACGAAAATATCCCGCATTAAGCCGAGTGGCGCAAGCTGACAACACGGTGCTTGATGGCATTCGAAAAATATCATCGCTTCTTTCGGCTGAAAAGTTATTCATACATAAATCATGCAAGGGGTTACAAGAAGAATTCACAAGCTATGCATGGGATCCGAAAGCACAGGAACGAGGCGAAGATAAACCGATCAAAGAACACGATCACAGTCTTGATGCTTTGCGATATGCAGTCAATGGATTAGGTCGATATTATAACTTGGTAATGGATTCGTAATATTTATATTTAATATCATGTTGACATAAATAGTAATGTGATTGTATACTCACAAAATGATGGAGGGCGAGAATAACAAATGAGAATATTAGATGTTTCAACGTGGCCTCCAGTTACTATATGGGATAATGAACGTGCAAAAATGCAAGAATGGGCGGCTTGGTATTCGGGAGATACTGAGCGGCTTGCAAACTATTACCGTTATGTTTGTGGATATTCAAGCACAACTAAGGGACGTTTTTGGGGCAAGATATACGAAGACGAGAATCGACCCTTAGTCCACGTGCCGATCGCTGGCGATATCGCTGGCGTATCGGCTGATCTTCTTTTTTCGGAAGAACCCACCATTGAGATTGTCGAAGCAAGTGACGGCAACAGCGAAGCACAAAGAGCGCAAGACAGACTCGATGAGATTATTGAACAGTCAGGTTTCATCTCAACGATGATATCAGCAGCAGAAATCACTGCAGCTTTAGGCGGTTGTTTTCTAAAGATAGATTGGGATAGTGAATGGTACTCGATACCGCTTGTAACTATTTGCCAGCCCGACGTGGCATATCCCACGTTCGGCATAGCAGGAGACCTTCGCTCTGTTTCTTTCGTTCGAGAAGTAGAACGGACGCAAAGCAAGGTGTGGCGGCATATTGAATATAGAGAAGCAGGACTCATTGAAAATGCTTTATTCGAAGGATCAGATACTTCGCTTGGACGACGGATGCCGTTGGACTCACACGAAAGCACAGAAGGACTTCAAGATGCAGTGATAACTGGAATAGATGACGTGCTTGTTAGATACATCCCGAATCGAATACCTAATCGGTTATTCAGAGGATCACCTTTAGGCATGTCAGACTTTGCAGGACAAGAACCGCTTATGGATGCGCTCGACGAAACGTTCAGTCTTTGGATCGACGACATTCGACGAGCACGTGGACGAATCATCGTTCCTGCTCAGTGGCTTGAAAAGGATGATCAGAGCGGGAAGTTTATGTTCAACGAAGATAGGACTGTGTTTGTGAGACTGCCTAACATGGGGCCTCCAGGCGAGGAAGCACCGCTCACCGTGCAACAATTCACTATTCGAGCACAGGAGCACCAGCAGACAGCTATTGAATTACTCGATAGGATTATCACCTCATCGGGTTATAGTCCTCAGTCGTTTGGCTTAAGCATCGAAGGACGAGCGGAAAGCGGTACTGCACTTAGAATACGAGAGCGTAAAAGTCTCAAGACTCAGCAGAAAAAGGCCGCTCACTTTAAACCACGTCTCGAAGACATCCTCTATCTTGCGTTACAGGTTGATAGGCTTTATCTTAATAACGACACACCGATTGCATACAGGCCACGTGTCACGTTTGCGGACTCGATACAAGAATCAATGGACGAGCTTTCAAGAGCAGTGCTCACAATTAGCCAAGCAGAAGCAGCGTCCATCCAGACGAAGGTTGAAATGTTACATCCTGAATGGAGCTATGATCAAGTACAAGCAGAAGTGCAGCGCATCATGGAGGAAAGCGGTCGTTCAGTAACTGAACCAGACTTTAGAGAGTGGTAATTATGTCTATCAATCCTCGATACGCTGAACGGTTAGCACGAGACTTGTTAGAACTTTACACAGAAGCTGAAACGAGAATGCTTGAGATTGTAGCAAAAGAGTTGGCGGACGACATCTACGCTCCAGACTGGGCAGCGATTAAGCAGTCAGAGATTAGCAGAATAAAAGCGAAGCTTGAAAGACAAGTAGCGAACCTTGACAAGAAGATGCCAGAAGTGGCAGCAGAAACTGTGAAGAAAGCATACACTACAGGGCAAAAAGGTGTTGAAGTTTATCTAAAGAAGGTAAAACCCGACATCAGAACAGGCTTCGGCACGATCGACGAACGCAAGGTCATGGTGTTAACAAAACAACTTGCTGGTACACTTGGTCAGACTCACTTAAGGATCACACGTCAAGCGCTCGATGAATACCGTTCAATTATTGGCAAGGCATCTCAGATGGTTGAATTGGGAGTTGAGACAAGACAGCAAGCGACACAACGAGCACTTAATGAGTTTGCTGACAAAGGCATAACTGGCTTCAAAGACAAAGCTGGTCGTAGCTGGTCGCTTCGTTCATACGCTGAAATGGCGACACGTTCGACGACGGGGCAAGCAGCTATCGAAGGGGCGATACAGCGGTTGCAGGATAACGAATATGACTTGGTAATCGTAAGTTTTCATGCTGACTCTTGCCCACTTTGCGGGCCGTGGGAAGGACAGGTGCTAAGCATATCTGGGAAGAATGAGAATTATCCAAGTCTTGATGCGGCAATAGCGGACGGACTCTTTCATCCTAACTGTTATTCAGAAGACACGGAAGTGTATACAGACGAAGGGTGGAAGTTTTTCCATGAATTGAATGGCCATGAAAAAATATTTGCCCTGAACCCGGATACGCATATTCCAGAATGGGTGAAATATAATAAAATAATATCCTATCCAGTAAACGGGGAAATGGTGTCATTCAAAAGCAATTCTTTTGACTTACTAGTGACCAAAAATCACATGATGTATGTAGGTCTCAATTCTCATTCAAGTGGTGGTAAAAAAACTGTTAACTGGAAGTTGATTCCAGCTGCTGATTGTTTGGGGAAAAATTTCAAGCAATTGAGATGTGTTAATTGGAAAGGCGAACTGACTGAAGAATTTATGGGAATACCCATAGAAGATTTTGCTATGTTGCTTGGATATTACTTATCTGAGGGGCATACCGAGAGGAACAAAAAGGGTGAGCCGTTCAGAGTTACAATAACCCAAAAACCTGGCAGTGCAAGCTCTGACAAAATGCTAAAAGACTTATCAAAGCTTGGGTTTAGGAGGTGTGGCAAGAGGATATATAAGGGCAATAAGGAACTATCCTTATACCTAAGCAAGCTTGGGAAAAGTCACGAAAAATATATCCCTGAGTGGTTTATGAATCAGCCGCCCTATGTTTTGGAAAAGTTTTTAGATGCATTTAGGTTGGGTGATGGAAGTGAAAGAACAAGATTATATAAAAACTCTTACGTTATAACAAAGGAATATTTTACATCAAGTAAGAAAATGGCTGGACAGATAGGAGAATTAATTGTAAAGACTGGACATTATCCGTCTTTCGGTATAATGGCGAAAGCAGGGGAAATTGTCAAACATCACAATGGAGAATATACTACTAATCATGATGTGTTTGTTATAAGACAAAATAATATTAAAGCATCATACCATAATGTTTCACCATCCATCGCTCATCAAGGTATACAGAGCGAAATAATAAACTATAGCGGGATGGTTTGGGATGTTGAGCTTGAAAAATATCACATACTCTTTGTGAGAAGAAACGGAAAAACAGCGTGGAGCGGAAACTGCGGCCATTCACTAGGTGCATACATTCCAGGGTTAACAGAACGGCCGACACAAGAGCAATTAGGAAAAGGTGACTTTGAGGAAGCACAACAGCAACGCAAGTTAGAGCGTGACATTCGACGATGGAAACAACGAGAAGCTGTAGCGATCACAGATGAGGAAAAGAAGAAAGCAG